CGCGAGCACTTCGCGCGCTTCGGCCTCGATGTCAATGCTCCTGATCATCCGTGTACCGCCTTCGTTAATGCCTTTTGTTCCGACTCCGCCACGAGCGTGGCCAGATCGCTCGTCCCGACCAGACCGACCCAACGCGTGCCCATCAGCTTCACGTTTGCCCGGAAGCCTTCCGAGTCTCCCGCGAGTGAGGCGTCCGCGCGCTCTTTGATCTGGTTCGTGTGCGTTTCGATCAGGTTCCGCGTCTCGTCGCTCTTCAGCAGAGCCGCGAAGCCTGCGCCCTGCAGAAAGTCGATGTTAACCATCCTCATCCCGACCACCTCTCAAGGTTCAGCTGGATGTGATCCAGTCCGCCGGATGCAGAAGGCCAGACCCTCGGTGCGCCGGTGATCGTGTAGACATCGCCGGCGTACTCGATACGGTCCCCCGCCTTGACGTCGGCGTCTGCCGGCAGGTATGCCGTCAAGCCGTCCGATAATGCCAGGACACGCCCATCCTGCGACAGCGAGGTCGATGCCGGTTGCACGGAGCACCCCGGGATGATCGCCCTGGTCGCATTCGCCCAGTCGGGGATCTGTGACCCTCTCGAGTCCTTCACGCCCGGTCGGATCCGGATGATGGTCTGTCTCATGAAGCTCGGCAGCATTTAAAACACCCCCTGCAGTCGATACGGGTTCAGCACTTCCCGGTTGTCGTCCGGGAGTGCCGTCGCCCTGGCCGAGTTGATCCAGTTCGCGGAGTAGGTGATCGACACACCGCCAGCCGCTTCCGACTGGACGCCGTAGGACTGAGCCAGGCCATGCGTCACCCGGTGTCCGATCAGCTCCTTCACTGCGCCCGCGAACTCATCCGGCAGCCCCGCGATGTAGTTCACCGCGATGATGTCCTTCCGGCTGTCCGGGCGGCAGTCATAGAGCCTCAGGAGGCCGTCCGTGTTGACGCTGTAGTCCGTGACCTCGTTCCCGTTCACCGTGACCGACTCCACGGAGTCGACATAGCGCGCCGGGAGCTGGATGATCGTGTCGCAGCCGACATAGATCAGTCGGAGGCTGTGCGCCCTCGATTCGAGCAGGCACGCGGTCTGGGGATAAACGTGCCAGCCGCAATAATCCCGCACCGCTTCCGTGGCGGCATTCGTCAGCGAATCAATTCGCATGTCTCCGCTATAGCGGTCGCCTGTCATCGCGTCGAACTCTGACCCGTCCAGGATCCCGCCGAGCTGTTCGACTGAATAGCCCCACCTCGTCTTGATCATTTGGTCTCCTTCGGCTTCCTTGCCTTGTTCGCCGGTTTCTTCGCCTTGGCCTCGGCCGTCGCGACTACCCTCTCGAACGGAACCGCGTCCGCAGGCGCTTTCCCTTCCTCGAACTGGTAGGTCCGGCCGTTCGGCATCTTGTAGATCTTCAGCATGTCGCTCCTTTCTCCGTCACACGATGGAGAGGGCTTCCGCCCTCCCCTCGTGCTCTTAGTTTGCTCAGGACGCGGTGCCCACGATGGAGAACGCCGCCGGGACTCTCACGGCCTCGACCATGCGCTCCTCGATGCGGACGGTGACGCGGTTGTAGATGAAGTCGTCCTCGTTGCTGTTGGAGACTTCCACGCGTCTGCCCTCATCGGACTTCGTGATGACCGCAGCACCGGCGCGGAACGCGCCCACGATCACCTGACCGGCAGGCACGGCCGAAGACTCGACCACTTCCATGCCCCAGATGCGAGGGTTCGCGGAATATGCGCCATTGCCATAGGAACCATAGGCAGGACCGCCCAGCAGGTACTGGAGGTTTCCGTCCTTGGTCTGCAGCAGGGTCGCCAGATCCGCCGGGTTGATCAGCATCGCGTCCGGGGTGTAGCCGGTATCCGCGGAGATGTCCTGCTTCGCCGCGAGGATCGTGTCAAAGGTGATGGTGGCGCCGCCGGTCTGTACGCCAGAGGTCGCCATCAGCGTGGAGACCAGGTATGCATCCACAGCCTTCTCAAACTCGAAGACGCCACGGTTGCGGACGGCGGTGTCCAGGAACGCCGCATCCGACAGCAGCTCATCCGTCTCCTTGAAGTAGGCCGCGATCTTCGCCAGGGCGGCAGTCACGGGCGTGTAGGGGACGTGGATCTGCGGCTTCTTCGCGCCCTGCGCGGTCACTGCCGGCGTGCCCTCGGTAGCGCCGAGGGCGTAGTAGGTCAGCGCGTTGCCGGAGATCGACTCAGCGCCGAACAGGTCACGCACGCGGCGCGACGCGGGCGGCATCGGGACGATGCGGCTGGTGTCCGCGATCTGGGGAGCGGTCTCCGGGTCGGACGCCGCTTTGATGTAGGTGCTCACAGCGCCGGGCGCATCCTTCAGGCCGCCCAGCTCAAGAGCCTGCAGGCCCTTCTTCTCTTCCATGGGGTTTTCCTCCTCTGTTTTTCCGATCTTGCCGAGCACGGCGGCCTTCTTCTCCGCCTGCTCAATCTCTGCTTCCTTTGCCTCGATGTCCTCGGCCAGCTTCGCGCCTTCCTCGATCGCCTCGGCGTCATCCGCCTCGATGCGCTCCTTCAGGGCGGCGAGCTGGTCCTTCATCTCGGCCAGTTCACTCTTCAGGCTCATCTTTGCCCTCCTTCTGCATTGCTTTGATAAGATCCAGCAGCCGGTCCTTCTCCGGGTTGCTCTGCTCGGGCTCCTCCACCGCCGTGTTGGCCTTCGCTTCGTCCTCCCCGTCTTCCGGGTCGTCTGCTCCTTCCAGCTCCCCCAGGACTCCCTGCAGGAGCGTGATGGCTTCCTTGATCGCGTCCGCGTCCTTCTTGCTGTTCCGTCTGCCGGCCTTGACCTCGGTCATGACCGCGCGCTGGTTCGCCGGGATCGGCACGATGCTGATCTCGAACAGCTCGATCTCCCGCAGCTCGTTCGCCTTGGTCCCGTCTTCGAGCTCCACAGGAGCCCAGTCGAGAACGTCGTAGGCGAAGGAGAACTGATAGACCGCGCCGCTCTTGACGATCTCGCGCTTTTCCTGCGCGAGCTGGGTATTAAAAAAGCTCGCTGTCATCAGCGGGCCTTTCTCAGTCTCTTTGATGTCTTCCGGATCCACGGTTCCGATGATCTGATCCAGATCGTGGTTCCACGCCAGCGGGAACGGGTGGCCGCTCTCCTTCCTGGCTTTGATCGTGTTCGCGAACGCTCCCGGCGCGATTATGTCGCCATAGCTGTCCGGGATCCGGTCGTAGGTCGAGAAGTAGCCGGAGATCGTTCCGGCATCGTCGGCCTTTATTTCAAAGCTCTTATACAGGTGTCCCATTTTTTACCCTCCCAGAATAATGACCTCGGTCGAGCAGTTGCAGCCGCAGCTCTCGTCCTCGCTCAGGTTGTCGTCACCGGGCCAGAAGGCGCCGTTTGAAAACGGCTGATCCACCGGGACCTGCTCGCCGTTCATCATGGCGTGCGTCGGTCTCGGGTTGTCGCCGGTGACCCATTCCTTCAGAACCGTCTTGTTGACGCCCTGCTGTCTCGCCTGCTGCGGCGCTTCGTGGTTCGACGCCCATCCGGCAGCGGCCAGCGCCAGGGATCCGCCCAGCACCGCAGAGTGCGCGCCCGCGCGCAGGTCGAACACATGCGCCGGCGTGTCGTCTTCCTCTTCGCTCCTCATGGAGCGCTGAAGCTCTTCGTAGGTCTTCTCATTGATCGCCGCGGCGCGCCCTTCCGAGAGTGCCCGCAGGTACTTCCGGGTCTGCTCTGTCCGGTACTCGGAGCCGATCGCCTTCGCGACCTCCTCGCCGTGCGCGTCCGCCACGTCGTCAATGATCGGCTCGATGTCATCGGCGAGCTCCATGTCCCACCGGTGTTTATCCCACCACTCGGCCGCCTTCGCGCCGATCTTCGGCAGGACGCTGTCCGCCTGGCGTTTGAAGAACTTGCTCAGGACCTCCGCCATGCGCTCGTCCTCCTCTTTCGAGGATCGCGCCTTGATCCGGATCTCTTCGGCCTTCGCTTTATGATGTCCGCAGGAGCATCCGTTCTCCTGGATCGCCATGGGCTCCGCCGGGTCCATGTGCGTGTCCTGCGGCGATGCCTGCCCGCCTTCGACCACGTTCATCGGGACGATCAGCTCGTCCCCGCCCTCAATCGGCGGGAGGTTGTTGTCGGCTCTCGCCTCGTTCCTGGTCATCCACGGGCCGCCGACCGCGCTCTGCAGAATTTTCGCCCGCTCCTCGAAGCTGCCTTTGAGCTTCTCGGCCATGTCGAACTCCACATAGGTCCGCGGATCCGCATCCAGTCGCGGCAGGAGGAAGCTATTGACCCTCTGCTGGATCATCTGGATCACCGGCCCCAGGCATTCCGCATAGAGCGCCCGGGCGTTATCCTTCGCGCTCGCGTAGGTCTGCGTGCCGGTGTGCCAGATCAGCGCCGGGTTCAGCCCGTAGGCCGCCGCCACCGCCTCGCGGGACAGCTGGATCGACTCCGCCCACTGCTGCTCTTTAAAGGACGTCTGGAAGGGCTTGATCTCCATGCCGTCCTCCAGCAGGGGAAAGCTCCCGGCCTTCGAGCCGCCAGGGCCCCACGCTGCTTTGAATGCAGTCAGGAACCGCTCGCGCGCGCCTTCATCCCACGGGGCCACATCTTTCGGCCTCAGGATCTGCGCGTTTAGTCTTCCGGAGCTCGCCCAGAGGTCCTTGCGATATCTTCCCGCCTCGATCTGTTCCTGCAAGGTCGTCCGCAGCGCGGAGATCGGCGAGATGAAGCCGCCAGGGCTCCCGGCCGAGTAGGTGCGGAACTGCACGAACTCGGTCGCAGGTACGTCCACCGCCTCGCCGCTGCCGTCACTTAGATAGATGCGGATCTTGCTCGGCGCGTAGGGCGTCGCGCTCTCAGTCCCGACGACCCATTCGTTCGGCAGGATCCGGAGCTGTTTGCCTCCGTCTGCATCCGGATCCGGAAGGACCCAGACGTAAACGGTGCCAAAAACGAAGTACTCCACCGCCAGCGCCCGGAAGAACTCGAAGGCGGTCTGGTCAGCGTTCGGGCGGTACAGGATCCGCGCGGCGTTGCTGTCCCGGTCTCTTCTCCGTTCCGTCTCATCGTCCCGGATGTAGACCTTCAGCGGCAGCTGCGCGATGCTGTTCGCAAGGTAATTGACCACCGCCTGCAAGTTGTCCTGCGTCTGGTAGAGTTTTTGCGCCGTGTAGTTCAGGACCGAGGTCGGCGCGTCGCCGCTGGTGATGTAATAGATGTAGGGCTGCCGCCCCATCCTCAGCCTTTCCAATATTCCGGCCATCATTAGCCCTCCTTAAACGAAGACCACCGTGTGGTCGGCGCTGTAGGCCGACGGGTAGATCTTTTTGTTTTCATCCGGCGGCTTCGTTGCCGCGGTAAATGCCGCCACGCACGCCATGAGCGGAGCCACATCGTCCGGGCTCTTCTGGCGGTCGATCACCGTCGCGCCGCCGCCCAGGCTGCGGATTTGCGCCGTCTTCGCCGGTTGATCAAGTACCGGCTGCGGCAGGTGATAAACCCGCGTGCCGCCTCTTTCAGGATCGCACGCAGCCACCGCGTCCCAGAACCTTCCCCACCCGGCGGAGAGCTCCGGACCCTCCACGGCCATCCGCTCCACGTTTGGAAGCGTGCAGATCTGCTCCGCCAGACCGCTCACGGGTGCGCCGCGCGACTGGAAGGCGAGCTTCATCGGCCCTCGGACCTGTCTCGCCCGGAACCATTCGATGGCCCACTCCGTACCGACCCTTCGCGCCACCACCTCAACGTGCCAGTTGCCGTCCTCGCGGAGGCCGCAGACCCCGATCGAAGTGAAGCGCCGGTCTGCTGAGAGGTCGATGCCGTAGAACAGCTCCGACTCCCCGGCGATGAAGCTCGCGACATCCACGCCGGCGCCCCAGGCTCCGTCCGGGAACGGCTGCGGCAGGATCGTCTCGACCTGCTGACACATGCACTCGCTTCGGAACTTGTTCTCCGGGAACGTCTGTCGGTTCGCCATTAGCGTCCGCTCGGTGACGTAGCCATAGCCCAGAGCGGGATTCGCCTGAGCCAGTGCCTCCATGTCGTCGGTCTCTGCTCCGTCCGGTGCTGACCATTCGAACAGCCCCAGAGACGTATCATCCACCGAGCCGCCGAAGTCTGCCGCCTGTCCGCCTTCGATCTTCGCGATCGCGGAGGACCGCAGCTGCCGCAGGACGATGCTGTCCGGGTCTCCGGCATTCGAGAAACACACGATCAGGCCGTTCGGCTTTGCGGTTGTACTCGCTGCCGCCGCTGACCATGTCTCCCAGTCTCTCTGCTCGCGAATCTCGTCCAACATGACGAGGTCGTTCGAGTCACCACGGCCGGCCCTTCGTGTCGGGGCTCCGACCTTGTACTGCCTCAGCCCCGTGAGGATGAGGCGCTTGTTGCCGTTCGTCCTGCTCACCCGGTCGATGTCGCCCTTCAGCTCCGGGATGCTCTCTTGGTCATTGATGACCGCCTCCCAGACTTCCTCCGCCTTATCCAGGCTAAGCGAGGTCCCAAAGATGCTGTCGACACCGAGGACATTTAAAAAGAACGACGCGATGACCTCTGAGAGGACCGTCTTGCCGTTCTGCCTGCTAATCAAAAAGAGAACCGTTCTGAAGCGGAACTTCCACTCCTTTCCCAGTTCTCCCTCAATCTCTAAACTGTGTATCAGCGCCCATTCCTGCCACGGGTAGAGCGTCTTTCTTAATATCGTCTTTGCGTATTCAATGCACGCATACCCCAGAGAGGTCTCCGGTGTTAATTCTCTCAGTGGCGGCGTGAAGACCCGTGGCTCGGTCTTCCCCATCATCTGACCACCTTCAGGCGTGCCCTCAGGTCATCAAGAGGCGAGGCCTCGGTCTGACCGCCACCCACCCCCTCGAGCGCCGCCAGCGTCTTCGTGTAGGCTGAGAGCAGTCTGGCATAGACTGCGAAAAACGGGTTCTCTCTGGTCCCGCTCTGGCCGCCGCCGTTGTCGTACTCCACGACAAGATCCTCGCCGGGCAACTGCTCGGCCGCCTCCTTCAGCTTCAGCGCCATCGCATCAAGCTGTTCTTCAAGTGTCCTTCTCCTGTCCATGTCCTACCCCCTTCGGATCCCTCGGGGAGGGAAATCACTGCGGCCGGCCATATCGCAAAAGTCTCGCGTGTTTAAGATTCCTTGGCCCCTACCATATCCGGGACTGCATGCCGATGGTGTTCTCGCCGTTGGTGCCGTCGCCGCGGGATCTGTTGCATCTCATGTGACTCGCTCGGATGTTCCCCAGGTCGAGCTCAAGGTCGGGCCTTTTGCTCACTGGGATAACGTGATCAGGTTCCCACGCTTCAGGCGTTGACGAGGGAGGCACGAGGTAGTCTATCGGCTGACCGCAGATGTGGCAGGGGGTCCGGGCCTTCCTGTCCCTGTCCCACGCCAGCCGTCTGATTTTCTTCCATCTCCCCGACCTTCCCATGGTCCTCCCTTTCAATGCAAAGACCGGAGCGGTATCGCCCCGGCCTTCGAAGGAGAAGTCACTGATCCAACCCAGCTCTTCACGCCTACACCTTAACACGATGTCAACACATCATTCCACATCATCTTGAAGGCGTCCAGTGCATCGGCGTGGAGCTTCACGACGTGGTTGTAGGAGTAGTGCATCTCATATGCGATCTGACTGATGCTCTCGGACTCGATGTAGTGCTTATACAGCACGGTCATGTAGCGGGCATCATCAATGGCAGTAATCTGTCTGACTATCCTGTCCCGGGCATCGACAAGCTCAACGAGCAGCTCTTTCAGGCGCTGTTCTTTTTCCACGAGCTTTTCGACGTTGCTCTCGAAGGCAGCACCCCCGGCCGGCGACGTCTGGACCCTGTCCTTGGAGTAGTCAATGCCGCCGACGCCGATGGTGTCGAGCTCCTCGATCTCCCTGACCAATATGGCGATACGAGCCTTAAGTTTTCGGATTTGTGACAGATACTCTCTCGGAGTCATCGCATATCATCCTCCTGTACTTCCACGAGCGGGCACCAGTCAGGGCGACCGGGAAACTCAATGCGCTCACTCGCCAAATCCGCGACACACCACCCCGCGATGTTGAAATTACAATCGCAACAGGTCTCCGGAATCTCCATGCCCTTAATCATGATCGCCATCGCTCTCCTCCTTGCACTCCACCGCAGCGTTTACCACCCCGGATGTTCCATCGCTCCAATAAGGCGTGATGGTGATACCACCGTTCTGCGTACAAAGCATCTTCCGAAGCTCACACCATCCGCACGGTAATTGATACTTACAGGTGTTCGTATATGTCATGTTCATTCGCTCTCCTCCGTCCACATAGGGCAGTTAAGCCTCACCAGTTCTCCCGGCTTCGGCACAAACTTGCAGGTCTTATTCACGCCGCAATCATTGCAGGTTCTTGCCACTCTTTGAATGTTTCGATACGCCATGAGTGTGTCGAGAATATAGGCAACATCTGCTATAACTTCATCAAGTCTTCCCATCGCTCTCCTCCCTG